CACTGAAAACTACCTTTTGTAACAAGGCCAGACATTTTAACTTCTTCGTTATAATCTATCTGTTGATATATCTTAGTTAGATTAAATAAACTTTGTTTTGTTTCATCTCTAAAAGCGTGTTGCTCTGTACGAGGAAACTGTCTATAATATTCGTTTAAAGCGTCTTGATCAGACTTTAAACCTTCAACTTCATTATTCCAATAATCTATTACTCCGTCTGTAATTTCATCTCCATAAGGTCCAATAGTTTTCTTTCCTGGATTCTCGAATACAGGTAATCCATAAGAATCAATGTATCCTTCGTAGTTCCATTCCATAGGTATGAACAAACTATATAGTCCTGAGCGAGTCTGTCCATTGGCGTTTCTTTTTCTAACATCTGAGTCATAGTATAGTTTTTTAAAATTATCGCCACCTTTGTTAAGTGCGTTAGATGTTGATCCCATCATACACTTACCTATTATTTTACTACCTAATCTTAATGTGGTTTTCGTGACCCTCCAGTTGTTGAGGATGTTGTTGGGCCTTTCCCACTTCCCCGATTCATCATGTACGAGGAGTTTGAGTTTCTCCCCATCGTAGGAGTTATCACCGGTGTTCTTCCAGTCGATGGTGGTGTCCAATCCCTTGAGATCTTGTAAGGTTTCATCGGCTGCGGTGGTGGAGGTAAGTTTACGACGGGTGAACTTACTTGCGGGGACACGGTAGGCGAGCTCGGTCTTGGGCCTGTCCATTCCGTCCTGGGTCGGCTTGAAAAAGAAGGGGTAATTGACGGATATGGGTACCACCTTATCGGTGAACATACTCTTCGCGTCAGGTCCGGACTTGGATAATATACCATACCTACTGTCACTTGATATGGTTGCCAAGTTGACAACCTCTCCGCTTGCCATGAAAGAAAACCCGGAACGCCTGTTCTTAAGGTAACACATCCCAAAGGATCGTGTATCTGCCTTACAAGCTTCCCAGAAAATAAAGAATAATCTATTTGATTCACGAAAGTTTGGTGCCCCGACGTCAATCTTAGACCACTGCAAGTACATGTAATGAGTACCACTAATGTAAGTAGGAATATCTTTGTTATAAAACCAAAAACCTTCCTCCCTACGGGTAAACTCATTATCGATGTAATCATACCATTCTTCTTTAAATTCTTCTGGATACTGTTTAAAATCAAAAACTGTTTTAATTCTTGACAAAGCTTTTGGATAATCAAACTTACTCCATTTGTTATCTTTAAACTTATAAATATTTTTTTGTTTAGGTAGGGCTATTTTTAAATTTTGTATTTCATATACCTCACCTATTTCACCACTTTTACTTATAACTACAAAGTCGTGTTCTTTATTGTAACCGTACTCCCATTTTTTATACCTATTTTTTTTAGCTAAAACTTTAGGTTTAACATAATCAGTTAGTACTTTTATTAAATCTTGCTGATACATTACTTAGACCTTCCTTCTGCAAAACCTTTAAAAGTTTTTTCTTTTTTAACTTCTTTAGGTTTTTCGTTTAACATATCTTCTTCTTCTTGTATACGTTTAAGTATTTCAAAAGCATCAAATATTGCTAGTTTTTTTGTAGCAGCTGCATTTTTTAATCTGTCAGCACTGATGTCATCTTCTGAATCTACAATAGGTTCTTTAGCAACTTTAATAAGTTCGTCCACAGCCACTTGCCCAGCTTGGATTATATTCAACTTCGTCTCCTTTGTATTCATATTTAATTGTAATATCATTAGTTCGCATACGGTATAACCTGTCATTATCTATAACAAACTCATACTCGCTGCTTGGGCTGAACCCAACAAGGCTCCCCTCGTTCACTTTAAAAGCATTTAAGGAACTATTACCATATTTCAGTATACCAACACGAGAACGTTCTTTTTGAACAGTTACAAGTTGTTTTTTATTTTCAACTATAGGTTTAACAAAACAAAAATCAAACGGTGCTTTCCACTCGTTATCTTGTTTATATAAAAATATTTGATCATAAAAACAAAAATATAAATCTTCTTTGAAATATGATGAACTGTTTTTTTCAACACCTCTTACGTCATAAAACCTTCTAAAAACATTATGGTGTACAATTACCTCATCACCTACTTTTATATTTGTTTTACCTATTTTTGGTATTGATTTTACAATACCTACTCTATTGACGTATTTATGATCGTCCATCGTAGTATTAATAATAAGTTTTTTACCATCAATATCTACCTCGTTATCGTATCTACCGTTTTTTGGTTCTACTATAAAGCTAAATAAACTTTGCATTAGTATTCTAAATTATATTCAATTGAAATAGCCATGTTAGAATTAAATTTTTTCCAAGGTATGGTTTCACTTTCTTTTTCAATATATATATTATATGAATTATCTTTTTGGTCAAATAATATATTAGATATACAATGTCCTCCGTAGACCTGTTGACCTACGGAGTAGTGCATTGCTTCATTTTTATAGTCAGTTCCTATGCTTATTTTTCTAATTAACTTAGCCATAGGAATTGATTTTATTTTTCTTCTTCTACTTCTTCTTTTTCTTCTACTTCAACAACTTCGTAAGAACCATCTTCAAGATTAATATTAATCTTACCATATTCTTCTTCTAGCTTGTCAGCAGTTTCTTTAGTTTTTTCCATTACATTATTTAAAGCATGTAACAGTTCATGTTTCTGTGCTTCTACAGCACCGATGTCATTCACTAATTGTGATCTAACTTTTACTTGAGCTTGAATTTGTTTCAATTGCTCTTCCGTGATTTTCATTTCTTTTTTACTCATAATTTTGGATTTTTGGTTTAATTAAACTTAATTATTTTTTAAATATACTAGCTGCTTTCTCACCACTTCGACCACCGAAATACGCTAAAACTACAGCCATCATAACTTTTTCAAAAGTATCGTTCCATGTACTGTTTATTTGAAACGGTATACTTTCTACACTATCTAAGATACCAGCTAAAGAAAATATAACAATACACCATACTAATACTAGTGGGCGTACGTTTTTCGACATCCATGAGTCAGACAATGAATCTGCTTCCCATCTTGATGTTATAGCTTGTATTTCTTTATCTTGTTGTTCATATATCATTTGCTGTAACTTTACTTTATCATCTGCAGGCGCTTCTGATTTAGTAATAGCTTCAATAGCTTCTTTAGGTGATGTAACACCCTGTAACACATTTCCTAATGTAGGATTTATTACAGAAGCTGCGCCAAATAATAATTGACCAACGGTTGTATCTTTGAACTTTTTTTTACTTGCCATTTTTTCTACCTTTACGTGCTTCACCTTTTAAAGCATTGTCAATATCACCTATTTGGTTACCAACTTCTTTAAAAGCTTTAACTACATCTTGTAATTCTTGAGTAGTTAGTTTAGCTCTTTTTTTAACTTCTTTAATAGTTGCAATAGCTTTTTCGTCGATAGTGGTTTTACTCCATAGAGCTTTCCACATATCTTTCCAGTATTGTTTAGTTAAATTCCACATAACTTATAATTTTAAAGTGTCTATTTTAGCTTTTTCATCTACTGATAAGCCAGATACAAATTGTGTTTTAGCCATCTGTAACTGTATGTGTCTTTCGTTTCTACCTAATTCATCTGTTTCATCGTCAGTTCTGTCTGCTTCTTCAATAGCTCTAACTCTTTCAACTATACCTACTGAATCCATAGTAGCTGCTACGTGTTGTGCTAATTCGTCAGCACTCCATGTTTCTTCACTCATAATTTAATTTTATTTATTGATTATTAATTACTTATATATATTTACTTGTTTTCTAGCGTTTTTACTCTAGCTTCAAGTTCTTGTATTGCTTTTATCAATACTGGTACTACTTTAGAGTAATCTACACCCTGCATTTCTTCTGCGTCTTTTTCTCCTGAAACCGCGTTAGGTACAACTTCTTGTAGTTCGTGAGCTAATACTCCATATGATCTAGAATCATCTACTTTCCATTTAAAATCATATACAGGAATTTTAGAAACTTTATCAAGCCCATCAAAATCTTTTAAATCTTCTTTTAATCTATAATCTGAAGAAGTGTCATAGGCGGTTGCAGAACCGCTAGTTCTAATAGCACCTACTGCGCCGTTAGAATTGTGAAATCTCACACAACTCGTATTATTTGAGCCTCCACCATTACCAACGCGAATACCACCTCTACCACCATCTGCATTTGCAACATTCATATAATCATCAGTAGCTCCGCCTAAAGGAGAAGTCAGACCTACTAATAAATTTCCGTTAGCATCAACACGCATTCTTTCTGTGTTAGCGGTTAACCATCTATGATAGTTAGCTCCTGATGCA